TTCGCCATGTTTAACCCTAAATAATAATGTTATTTAGTATCTCCGAAAAAAAACTGACAGGTCAGAATAATATAGGGGGTACTTTACCATAGGGGTGGTGGTCGGGGATTGAGGTGGCGTGAAGATTGGCTCGCTACGCTCGCGGAGATAGTGCAATATGCTTAAAGGCCCAGTTATGATAGGTCTGTTTGGAGTGGGGAACTAGTCTGGATCTTAACTGGCAGAGAAAACCCCACTCCACCCCGTGATTATTATGGCTACAAAAAAGACAAGCATGTTTACCCTAACCGAAAGGCTCACAATTAGTGCAGCCGCAACAGACACCTTTGCAACAATTGACCTTGGGTCATATGTTGACGTTGGAGATCGTCAAGCACTCCAAGTTCATTCAGTTGACTTTATCTTCCAAGGTACTACTGCATCTGAAGCATTAACAACAGCAGTTGGCGCAGACAGTTCAATCGACATTCAACTTACTGACCTTAACCGAGGTGGATTAGTTTTCTGTAATGATAGAGCACTAGTGGGATCAGGACGACTCCTAGTCGATTTCTCGAACAACAGTCTTACCTCTGAATCTGATCTCTATCCAGATAACTTTGGAAAAGGTGCAGATGATGGACGCTATGTTGTTAATGATCAACTCTATGTTACTGGACGATCTTCAGTCGTTGCATCAAACAAAGCAGTCAATGTCACTGTTCGAGTAAATGCATCTATTGTTTCCCTTAGTGCAAAAGACTTCATGGCAATTGCGATTCAATCAACAGCTGCAGACAACTGAGGTGGACTCAGTGTCTATTGATGAAGTTATCAGATTGTTACAGGAAATAAAAGACCTAGGCGAGTCTGGTAAAGAAACAGTTAGTAAGGCTAAGTCTACTGTAAAGAAGGCTAAGTCTGTTGCTAAGAAAGTTAAGCGAGCACCATCCGCGTATAACAAGTACATGGCAAAGACTCTAAAGCAACTCAAAAAGAAACATCCACGATCTAACCATCAAGTATTGTTTAAGAGAGCTGCAAAGTCTTGGAAGAGATCAGCAGAAAGAAAGAGGTCGTTAAAGTGAAAGTAATGCAAAAAGAACATGGCTATGTTGTAGTTACTCTAGGTGGAGCACCTAATCAATTCTCAATATCTGATTCAAATACAAATTGGGTTCAACCAGTAGTTCCTCAGGGGATGTTTCATTCATCTACTTATTTCGATTTAGCAGGACTTAGTATGAGAGAAAAGACATTGTTCTTCAAAGGTGCAACAGTTCAGCAATTAGGGAATCCAACAATGACATCTGGTGCTGCAGGAGACTCATGTCAAATTTATGATATTATGACCTCATCGCCTATGACTGCAGATGAATTAACTTCATTTAGTGCAATTGGTAACTTTGCTGGTTTGACTGGTGCGGCAACATCTGGATTGACTTTTGACCAAACAATCTATGCTCGAAGACGAGAATATGTAGTATCTGTAGATCTTGCAGCTTGGGGCGCTTTACAATTAGTTAGCGATGACCAATTGGGTTCAATGAATCCAACAGCATCCGACCGCGTATACAGTTATCGAATGGTTCTTACAGCATTAGCAGGTACAAGCAAAACTATTCTAATTCCAGCTAGTAGGCAAATTCTATCTGCAGAAGCTAGAGAAGAACCAGAGTTTGAATACCTTATGCGATTAAAGAGATCATACGAACTTGCACAATCATACGATGAGGATTAATATGTTAACTCCTGAACTTGTTTGGCTTGAAGAACTTCTCTTCGAAGACAGCATAATTCCTTTGAGTACATTAGCTAAGTTTCATCCCCTGGTAAGAATACCAGTTATTGCATATCAAGCTGCAGATATTGTAGGAACAGAATTAGCGATCAGAACTATTGAAGCAGGTGGCGTAGGAGCCGTTGATTTATACACTCCAGAAATACGACGGTACGAAGATACCGCACTCGTAGGATTGGGAGGCATGGTAATATGAGTACAGAAGAAGAAACTTCAATTGAAGAAAAGAAAACACCAACTACAAAATTTGCTGAGTGGCTAATGGCTCGTGCAGAAAAGAAAGAAGCAAAAGAAACATCCTTGGAATCATTGATGAAGTTCAACGTCTTTCTTTCAATTGCTACATTGGTCTCGGTTGCTGGAGCGACTGTTGCAGACTATGTTCTGATGGCTTGGCTTTGGGTTTGATTAACACGATCTGCAATATCCAGAGAATGGATTGCAGTCGTCGCACATACACATTGATGTCGAATAGAATATTTCGTCACAGTTAATGCATTGCCACCAAGGACCCTGAGGTCCTTCGTATTGTTCGAGTGGCAACAACCAATCAAATGTGATGTCCCTAGTAACCCAATCGTAATTGAAATAGAATCCACAAGTCATTCTTCTGCACCTTCCCAGTCTTGAGCAAGATCAACATGTGTTGCTTCAAGCCATGCGACCCAGCACCAGTAAAGTTTGGCCATGACCTCATCGACATGTTCTGCTGGCCAGTCTTTTGTTGGACCGCGTACATCTGCCCAGTAATCATTCATGATTGCTTTCATCAAAGTTAGTGGTCCTGATCCTGCCACTTGCGTTGGAAATGATTCCATCTTCTCTGCCCAAGCTATGTTGTGCTCGCCTAGGTATTCTTCACCGAGTTTTGACCACTGATCGTGCGACTTAATCATCTGAAGTCACCTCTGTGCGTCGTCGCATTGCTATTAGTCTGGTTAATGCAGCTTGTCCAAGCGTCTTGATTGCCTCATCAATCGCTTGGGATGTCTTGTATCCGCTTTCCTTCATCGATTTCAGAATCGCATTGGACTCATCGCTCACTGTTATGGAGTATTGGTTCGCCATGTTTAACCCTAAATAATAATGTTATTTAGTATCTCCGAAAAAAAACTGACAGGTCAGAATAATATAGGGGGTACTTTACCATAGGGGTGGTGGTCGGGGATTGAGGTGGCGTGAAGATTGGCTCGCTACGCTCGCG